TTTACTAAGTATCATGAAGAGTATGGAGAACATAAAAAACCATTCTATGAGTTTATGAGGATAGCCTAATGTGTTTTATTGCTTTAGGAACTGCTTTAACTGGTGGTGTTTTAACAGGTGGAGCAGCAGGTTTGTTTGCTGGCTCTTTAGCTCTTAGTGCTGTTACAAGTGTAGCTGGTGCAGCTTCTAAGAATAGAATTGCTAGACAGCAAGCTTCATACGCATATCAGGCAGCAGAAGCAACAGCCAGATCAGCTGATGCTGCTCTTACAGCACAGCAGGAAGCACTTAACTCTCAACTACTTGAAAGACAAGCAGATGCAGGACAAAAAAAATTAGGTAAAACTATTGAAGGATTACAAGCTAGAGGTAGAGTAGCAGCTACCGAAGGCAGATCAGGCAGGTTGATGCAGTTAATACAAATGGATGTTGATAGACAAACAGCTAGAATAAGAGAAAGTATTGAACAATCATTGAAATCTGCTGAAACACAATACGGAAGAGATGTTGCTGCTATAGTTGCACAAAGAGATAGTCGAAGGAATCAAGCTTTAGATATAGGCAATAGAGGATATACACAAGCGATGCAAAACTATCAAGGATTACTACCAACTATTGCTAATGTTGCTTCAACAGGCTTACAAACATATATGGCTGTTAAATGACTTATTCAGGCTTTCAATCATTTACATCACCTAGAGATACTTTTGTTACGCAGAGTACACAACCTGCTATTAACACTCAAGATCCTCTTTCTCAAGTTGCACAAGCATTATCAATTATAGAACCAAGTTTACAAAAATTTTTTGTAAAAAAGATTCTTGATATTAAAGAAACTGAAATTGCAGAAGCAACTGCTGAAGGTAAAAAAGCAGGACAGAATTATACTGCCCAAGAAAAGTTGTTATATCCAGAACAAATTGATTTAGAAACAACACAAGGACAAATTGCACAAAAATTAAATCAGCTTACAAAAGCTGGTAATGAAGCAGAATC